AACTCAACCGTTCAGTCGCTTCAAACCGTCGAAGAGAATCGCAGTTATGCCAGCTTGGAAGCAGAATGGCTGCGGCAATTGGCCACTGGTCAGCATACTGGCACCCCTTCAGGTTCCGCCCACGTTGATGCGATGCGCTTGGGGATGCTCCGCTTTTGGCGTCGCCTGTCCCTTTGTCCCGCCATTCGGGACATTACCGCAGAAAACTTTCGTTTGTTTTTGGGCGCAATGCCAATTGATGCTGAAAAAAAACGCTGCGGCTATGCCAGCAAGGTCAAAACACAACAGGCGCTTATCAGTTTTGCCCGCTTTTTGGCCCGTGAAGGGCTGACCTCTCCACAATTGGCCGAAAGTATTGCCGCCGTGCCGTTTAAGCAAGTCTTTAAACCACAGCGAACCGTATTGACAAGACACCGGCTGGAAGAAGCCTTTGCCCTTGTGGAAGACGTCGGCAAAGGCCGTACAAAGCTTGATGTTGGGCTGTCTCGCTGCATACTGGCCCTGACCGCGCTGGCTGGGCTTAGGCGGTCCGAACTCATCCCGTTGCAGCTTGCCCACATTGATTTTGACAACAGTGTTTTATGGGTCGTGGACGGCAAGGGGCACAAAACCGCCCCGGTGGGCATGCAGCCGCTGTTGGTGGAGGAGTTGCGCCGCTGGCTAAAACTCCGACCGCAAAGCCCCCGGCCTGAACTATTGCTTATGCGGGATGGCCGCCCGCTGACCGTCTGGGCTATTCGTGGTCGCATCCGGCGGCTGTCTGACTGGTTGGGCGTCCCCATCACCCCCCACGGCTTGCGGCGCACGTTTATCACCACGCTGGTGCAATCCGGCATGGACCTAGCCAGCGTCAAGCGCAACGCCCGGCACAATCACCTGGCGATGACTGAGTTGTACACAATGGTGGATGAACAGGAGGCCATCGACGCGCTGAAAAACTTCCGTCCGGCAGGAAAAGAAAAAGCCCCTGGGGGGGCCTTTATTGAAGAAGAAGTTAATACCATTTTACCCCCCGCGCCCCAGCCTGAACAGGAAGATAGATGGAAAGCTTTAGAACGGCGGTTAGAGGAAATCGACCGGCTGTAAGCCCAAAAAACCCCAGTTTCCTGGGGTAGTCTGGAAAACGCGATCAACGGTGTCCGGTAACGCTCCGGCCCTGCGCAGTATGCTCTTGCACCACACCGGCGTTTTGCTTTGTTAATTATACCAAAAGCCCCCGCCGGGCGGCAGGGGCGTCTGGACTCAATCACTTGCGCGCTTCGCAAATAATAAGCTTTTACTATACCGAAACCCGCCCCTGGGTGCTGGAGCGGGTTCGGTGGCAGTTCTATATCCGGCTAGTAGCTGCCGATGGATCACAGGAGGGCTAGCACCCGTTGCCGACTGTGACCGGGCCAGCGTCGCAACACTGGCGGGGTAAGAGTCACCGTTGGGCACATGCAATCAGAGGTGTGGTGACTTCGATAAAGCCCGGCAAAGTAAGCGTCAGTCGAGAGGCCGCCGGACATGATTAGTTCAATTATAGCAAATCTTCAGCGGTGGCATTGCTGCCCACGGGTGATCAGTCCGCCCGCTGGCCCAACCGCGTTATGCTTGCTAGCAGATTGGACCCAATAATAGGGCCCTTTCACCCTCTAGTAGAGGCCGGTCAGGACTTCCCACTGCGCCAGTGGTTAGTACAGGCTTTAATTATACCAAAAGCCCCCGCCGGGTGGCAGGGGCAGATGGGAGATCTATTTGCGTGGTTACAAATAATATGGGTCCATTATACCACGGGAGCCAGTAAATACCATAAATCTTCCGGTGTCACGGCGTCGTAGTCGGTTTTCTCTAGCCGCTTCAACACCTCCAAGCCAGCCCCGTCCAGGCAATAGGCCACCGCGCCGCCGCAAATCATGCCCTTACCGTTGCCCGGCCCTGCCACCTGGTCGATCTGCTCCCCCCGAAATTTGTAGGCAAACATCAATAGCAGCTTGCCGATGGGGTAGCGCCCGCCAAACAAACTAAAAGACCACTCTAACACTTGCTCCACCTGGGTAGTGGTCAGCCCACCCGGCCAGCGTCTGACCTCCCATTCTTTACCTTCCAGGTACTTGGCCGCGTCCACTTCGCCATACCACAGCAAGCCATTGGCCCCGGTGGTGTGGATTTTTCCGTTGCCCACGTACAGGCAGACGTGCCCGGCGTCGGTGTTGCCTTGAGCAAAGCGGTTAAGCCAGGCCAGAAAGCCCCGGCCTTTGATGAAAATCACGTCGCCCGCCTGCAAGTATCCGTAGGTCGTGGTAGTGGTCATGGCAACACCTTCAATTGCTCGTACCCTTCAGGGACAAAGTTTGTCCAAACGCATTCAACCCGCTTGGTCCTCACGTTTTTAGCCGCGCTACAGGTAGCGTCAATTGTCACCAGGTGCCAATCATCGGACATGTTGTCTTGCATGTAATTGCTCAGCACAAAGCGCCCTTTGATGTCTTTTAAACCCTCAAGCAACTGGTAAAAGTCTGCCAGCGTGTAGCCGCTATAATGGCCACAATTTGTTGTTGGGTAATGCGGGTCAACGTAAAAAAGCGTGTCTGGGCTGTCCCATCGCTTGATAAACGCCAGCGCGTCACTGTTTTCTACATACACTTTTTGCAAACGCTGCGCCTGATCGTGCAAACGCTTTTTTTTATTGATAAACGTTTCAGGATTATTTTCAGACTTTATGCCAAAAGCCCATCCTTTGCTTATGCCGTTTGCAAAGCTGCAATTTGTCTGAATAAACAGCGCCCATGCACGTTCAATGTCACTGTATTGTTCTGGGTGGTTGTATATTTCCGCAGCTTGTTTATGCTCGTCTCGTGCGTAGGGCGTCCACTCCAGTAGACGTATCAGTTCCACGCTTTTGTCAGGGTCGCGTAGCACCCGAAAAAAGTTCACAACTTCCCCGTTTTTGTCGTTGATGGCTTCGCGGTAATGGTTATTATTGCTCACTTCGGGATAACCCTTGGCAAACAGCACCGCCGCGCCCCCACAAAACGGCTCGGCGTAAACCTTGTGAGGGGGGAAAAGGTTAATAATTTTACTGGCAATTCGTTGCTTACCGCCGTAATAGCTGATCGGGGTTTTCACGCCAATTCCTCGCAAGTCGTTCGGTCGCTGTCACACACCGGGCAATAAGCTTGTTTCCACCATCGCAAGTAACGGGGTGCAAGGCCCACTTCACGCAGGCCACACCCCCAGCAGGTCAGCAAAAAATAGTCATACAAGCCGTTGCCAAGCTTGGCGCGTTTCACAGGACGGTTAACCTCAAAAACGCCTGATTCAGCGCGTGCAGCTTGTCGGTGATGCGTGCCCAGTCGTCTCGGCGCACAATGACAATACACCCTGCGGACCCCGGCCACTGGTTTTCCGGGTGTAAGCCAATGTGTTTGCGCATCTGGCCCGCTGGCCCGGTAATCGTGTGCCGGTCGCCCACGTCGTTGCTAATCGGGAAAAATTCCCCAATGCCGTCAGTGTCACTCCACTGCCCCTGCTTCAAGCTGGCGGTAAATAGCAGATGATCGCCGTAAGGAATCGGTGACTTGCCCCGGTGCCAGTCGGTGCGGGTGTGCTCGGCTTGCCCGCTGCGGGCGGCTACACGCACAATGGAGCGCGCTGAAATGACCCGGCCCTTATCGTCGTACTCGTGCAGGGTGAACAACCCGTCTACGCGGTCAGGGTAACGCTTGTAAAAGGCGCGGATGGTCATGCGGATAGATCTGCTACGGCGTCAATTCCAGACTTCAGAAGAGGCGCATACAGCGCAATGCCAGACGCACTTGGGTGAAAGTTATCCGGTGCATAAGGAGACGCATTGTTCAGATAAAACGTGCTGTTAAACGGATTATTCATATTGAACAAGCTGTGGGTACCTGAACCGGCGTCGGTAATGTCCACCTTATTGGTTCCCGCAATAGCGTCAGCATTTGACGTGTGGAGCGTTACGTTTAAACCACTGCGGTTAGCGAAGTATATTGTTGAAGTGCTTGTGCCAGCCGGTACGGTGCCGGTGCTATCAATGCGAACACGATCCCCAGTGGTTAAACCCGTCACGCTGTTCATAACCAAGGTGTCAGTACTTGTATCAACACTGGCCACATTACCCACTAACGGACAATCCAATTGTGGCGCGTTTAAACGCACATCTACAAGCTGATCAATACTGCCGGGGGTCGCTTTAAGGTTGTTATAAATGGTTCGCATCGTACGCTCAGCGGCGGCGCTTGTGCCTTGGCCAGCAGTCCCGAAAGGCAACATCCAAACAACACGGTTCCATCCAGCGGTTTTACGGGCAGCCGCATACGTTTCAATGTCGGCGGTAATTTGAGCGGACGTCCGCCCCTGACTCATATCGTTATAACCAAAATTGCTCATAACAATTCGACGGTTACAAAGCGGAGGCGATAACAGGGGATCGATCCGTGTTCCTGCTTCCGTTAAGGCATGAGGCGTATTAAAACCGGCGCTTAAGCCTTTCCCGGATGTAGCCTCGTTTCTAACGAGAAATTTATTTGAAGGAGACAGCAAACGCTGAATCACCCGTCTAGGGCGCTGGAATTCATTTAATACCGTAAATTCAGCGGGCCGCATGTCAAAGAAGCTATCACCATGCATCACCACAAAGTTACGCACCGGGAAAGCACGCCGTAAAATGGACTGAATATGGGCACGCTCATGTGTAGTTGTTAAGCGGCTAATCGCACCAAATGCGGCAATTTGGCCAGTGAAGTAGTTAGCCGTTCCGCCTATTGAACCGATCTGCGAATCATTAAGCGCCACAGCCGGTTCCAGTGTGGCGTTAGGGGTGTTAAAAGCCAATGTCTGAGTAGTATTATCAAGCGTTACTGTGGCATTACCTGTAACAGGATCGACTTGAACGATCAGCAAATGCCAGCGGCGAACCGTGGCAATACAGGAGGTGTAGGTAACAGTAGCCAATGAATTGGCATCCAAAATTCGACCCGATAATTGAATTTGACCTGAGTTAGAAAGTTGCGCGGTTATAAAAGTTTTACTCGTCGGGAACCGTAAGTTAAAGATCGTTTCCGGGGCCCCGGAGAAATCCGTACACCGAAAGACCGTAAAGTAAGTTACCCCCGTTGCCGACAGATGATGACGGGCAAACTTGGCGTTCTGAAGGCTTAAGGTGTGGGCAGTTCCATTAAAGTCGGCTACACGTGTGGCATTATCACCACATAAAGCAACCGTGGGCTGGTTAGAGGACCCTTGTGCTGTAAAATCAGTGCCATCGCGACTTGCCCAAAGACTAATAGCGTCTCCGGCATTGCCTAAAATACCGTTTGGAAATAAACAATGAACCAGGTTATTTGAAAAAAGCGTTAACAGGTCATTTTCAGCTTTTACAAAATTAATATCTAATGTGCTTGCGGCCGTCCAAAAGCTCATCGTTTTATCTCCACGCCTTCAACTACGTACAGCATCAAGCTGAGGATAATCATACTGGCTTGCGCGATCAGCGCTTCTCCTGGTTTGGTCACAAATATCCAATGGTTTTCAGCGGGAACCAGCATGCCCTGGTTTGCGCTTAGCTCCAGCGTGTGGGTATACGTGCTGCCTGATTTTAACAACAGGTTTCCGCTGTTGGTTTCACTCATAAATGCCCCGACCACAAACACGCGGTTGCCTGCTGCTGGGGTACGAATAGTCAAATCATCACCAGTGGTGTCAATTTCTACATGGTAGACATGCACGGGGCCGTTGGGACTGTGGCCGGTGCCGTTTAACACGGTGTCACGTAGTGTTGCGGTATTTGCCATCTTGGTTCCTTTTCAATAAAAAAGCCCCTTGCGGGGCTGATGGAAGTGAGGAGAAAGGGTTACTTGCTTTTGAGGGAATCCACTTGGTTGATCAGCTTTTCGATTTTTGTTTCCAGCTTGTCCAGTTGGGCGATTATTTCGGTTTTTTGGGCATACCGCAAGGCAATCTCTGCCTTTAGGTCGGCTACATCTGCCTTGGTAGCAAAAATGCCCAGGTTAATAATGGCCCCCACGACCAGGCCCACCATGCCGCCGGTGCCATATTTGCTTAAATCTTTTTCAACCATTCAGCTTACCCCTCTGGCTGAATTAACTGAAAACCGCCATCAGCAGTCACAGCTTGGCCAATCAATTGAAAAACCGATTCTCTAAAAACATCTGAGACATTTAAAACGTAATATTCTCTTACCACTAAAGGCTTTCCTGTAAGAAATTCAGCTTCTTGTTTCGTTCTAAATAGCTGGACGGTGGCAACAAGCTTGTCGTCTTGTTCTTGCCAGCTAATGGCACTTATACGTCCATACAATTCTGAAATTGGTGTTTCTGCCTGAATTTTAAAAATGTTCACGGCACCCCCTTATAGTTTAATTATTTTTCTGATAAACAAACTTGGTTGCATGTTGTTATGCGCCTGCCCACTTCCCGCCGATCCAGTGCTTCCGCTGTTAGCTGTGCCAATTACCCCTGCCCCTGCCGTTGGGTTCACTGTTGTCAATGACCCAGAAGGGCCATAAGTGTGCGTGTGAGCGGGCATTTGGCCAGCGGTTAGCGTGTGGGTTTCAGCCCCACCTGTTTCCCCTGGCGTGCTTGCACCTGTTCCGCCTGTTGACGCACTGGTAACTCGGTTGGCTGCCGTTCCGCCCATGTTGTCTAAACCTACAGTGACTCGACCCCGTAAATCGGGCAGGGGCAACCGGCGATTTGCTATAAAGTCCGCTGCTGCAGAAATTCCACGGGAACCAACGGCGACACCACTACTATCTTGGAGGGGCAGAACGGTGTTATCCCAACTGTTCCATAGTAGGGTAAAAAGCGCTTGTGTATCTGAATTGGCCCGTCCAGTTGCTCCAGATGTAGGGTTGCCAATGGTTTGCCCGCTGCACAAAAGCCACCCTGTGGGTGCGGATGTTCCCACATAATCTAAAATCATCCCTGTTAAATTAGTGCTGGCTTGTAAATCGGTAATGTCAGATTCAGCCGTGTTTAGGTCCGTTTCCACGGTGTTTAACAGCGTGGCAATGGCCACGTCATTGTTGTAAAGCTCGGTGTAGTTGGCTTCAACGGGGGTGGCGTCTAAAGGATTGCCGTTGGCAATCACCCGCGTCTTGACGGTTGGTGTTACAGGCATGGGCGTTCTCTATGTCTGGCTGGTGTAAACGATGTCAAAATGCAGTTCAAACAAATCAATGGGCTCATCCACCCCGGCGTTGGTGTAGGTAAACTGGATTTGCCGAAAGTACCCACTCGGGTGAAAGCGTCGGGTCACAATGGGCGCGGCCCCCCAGGTCAGGCCACTGCCGCCCCATGTCAAGCCCGTGCCCCCCCAGTTTGTGCTAGAGCCCGCTGTTATTACCTGGTTGCTTTTGTTGGATCGCGCCCCGTAGTCCAACACGCTCGACACCCCCACGGCATAGCTGCCATTTCCCCGAATGACGGTAGACGCTTCCCGGCATTGTTTGCGTTGGCTGGGGGAGCCAAACGACAGAAACGGGGTTTTGATAAAAGCGTTAATCGGGTCGCCGTGGAAGCTGTGCAGGTCGTCCTGGTGCTTCATGATGCGCCCCAGGCTGTCTCCGTGGTACCAGGTGCCGTCGTCATCGATTAACACGGCGGTGCAATCGTGGTCCCCACGCCAGCGCTCTTTGTACCAGCAATCCAGCGCCACATCGTAAAACCAAATCACGTTATTGGTGCTGCTGCCATTCTCGGTACACGCCACGCCCAGGCGGCGGCGCAAAGTGTCATAAAACATAATGGCCTTGTGTCGCTGAGTTTGCGCCAGGTCTAAAAACGCACTGCGCACCTTTTCACTGATATAACGCCACACCAGGTTGACGTCGGTCACATCCGTTTTGTAACTGGTCACACCCTTGGGGGTCAGGTAGGCGACATCACTGCCAAACTGTGCCAACTGCCGGAATCCTGGCACCCCCGCATCTTCATTGATGCGCACCCAGGCATACGGGTTGCTGGTGCTGCCATCCCCAATAATCAGGCCCACGCTGCGTTCTTTGGTCACAACCATCACCGTGCCAAATTCGCCCGGAATAAACACCGGCATCATGCTGGTAATTTTTTGGCCGTCGTTGACATCGCAATTGACAAAGTTGACTGACAAGCCCGCGTCTAAGGTCAATGGGTCGGAATAATAGACCAGGCTGGGGTTGGAGGTGTTGCCGAAATACCACACCCGGTTCTGGTGATACGCAGTCATTCGGCTGGCGGCGGCTTCCGCTTGGCTAATGCTGCTGGCCGTGGCCCCGTCCCACGTTTGCGGGGCAGAGACGCCATCACAGATAATCAGGGTATCCTTGGCGGTGGTGAAATGGGTGAGCGCCCCATTGCTCAGGGTCACGCCCAGGTCGGTGCTGGTGGTAAAATCCGTGTGATACGCCTTGGTGCCAGCGGTATAAATAAAGTACCGGGTATTGCTGGCCTTAATGTATCGGTGCAAGCCGGTAATGGCGGCGGTGCCGGTGTCTTGCATCATCGTAAAGCCTTTGGCCTTGCTCAGGCCGCCCCGGTTAATGGGCGCAAAGTTTTCAATGTCTCGAAACTCGCTTTGCACCGCTTTGCGCTCGCCAAAGAACTCCAAGGCGTTTTCTTCAGCGGTCAAATTAATGCCCCCCGTTAAGCTGGATGCGGTAAACCGTTTTTGGGTCATTAGAAATTGGCTGGCATTTGACGCGGCAAGCCCATGTCTTGCTTCATGTCGGCCAGCAAGCTCCGCGATTTTTCAATGAATTGTGTGTAATAGTTGCCCCAATCTGGGCGGCCCATCGCCTGCAACAGCTTGGCGTGTACCCCGTCAATAATCACGTCTTCGTCTGCGTCCGGTATCAATAACGTGTCTGTGGTAGCACTCAGCTTGGGCATGTCTCGCAGGTGGTACACTTTGAGCGTGTAGTCCTGGTCAGGGATGCAGTTTAGCTCCAGATGCCCGCCGTATTTGCTGAACACGCTGGGCACGGTGGTCAGTAACGCAGAGCGCCGATAGGTCTGTTGAAAGCGCCGCCAGTTCCATTGCTCCAATTCCCCGGCCTGTGTCACGCTTTCACGCCGGACCCGTAAAATCTTTTGCGGGTCAATGTTGAGCGCACTCAGATTGTACTGATACACGCCAGGGGAATACGTCAGGTTAGTTGTGGTTTCGGTGAACCAGTAGGCCCCCAGGCGGTTCATTTCCTGAATAACGGCATTCAGGAAATACAGGGCGTTGTTATAGGGGAACTCCTGGGTTGTGGCAAAGCTGGTCAATTCCTGATCCAGGTTGGCCAGGCGGTACGCGGCGGCGCACAATTCAACAGCGGTAGACATAATCAGGCTTTTTGCTTAATGCTGGCAACGTACTGATTGACTTGTGTGGCCACGGCTTCGGGCACTTCGGTCATCTTGCCGCACTCAATTTCAAACTTTTGGGTGGGCCCCAATCCGGACGTGATTTGCACCGTATGGAAGTGTTTTTTCACCCCGTCCACCATGCGGCATTCGGTTTCAATCTGTGGCAACAGGGGAATAAACACGCTGGCTGTGTCTTTGGGCGCTTCTTTTTCTTTCTTGGGCGCTTTGGGTTCTTTTAGCTCGTCCATGGGTTACACCTCAATTAAACGCGCTTGGTATTTGGCGCGTTGTTCTGCTTCGTAAATCGCGGTCTCGTGGCCGTAAATCATGTCCGCCACTTGTAAGGGCACTTTCACCCGGCGTTGTACGGGTATACGGAAATATGCTCCGTTAATCCCCACGTTGTAGGCCACCCGTGTAATGCTCCCGTCCGGGTTGTGAACAAAAAAATCTCGCTTGTCATCTGGCAAGAACGGGCCTACGTCTACCGTGGGCTGGGTTTCCAGTTCGTTTAAGAAATCCCGAAACTCGTTGAGCGGCATGGACTGATTGACGATCATGTCCACGTCGGTAATGCGCTCTTTCAAGGCTTGTCTCCTCATAAAAAAGCCCCACCCCTCGTAAGGGGCAGGGCCGGGGTGATTGGCTGTTGGGTGTTAAACTCGCTCGTAGAATGCGATTGCGTCGTGAACGCGCACCACGGTGCTTGCACCGGCGGGTATGGTCAGCACGGCCACATAACTGTGGGCGTCCATCAGGGGGCGTTGAATCAGGTTTTCAAACGCTGGGGTGGTCACGTTCAGTTCCACGCTGCGAATGGTCGAACTGAAGCCCACTTGGTCCCCGGCCAGGGTGTGGGTAATGGCTTCAGCGTCAATCGCGTTGACCGTGATGGTCTGCGTACCCGAACCGGCGCTGGTGATGCTCACGGCTCCGCTGGTGGTGGATACGTCCCCGGCCAAAGCAGCGGCGCGGGTGGTGTACAGTTTGCAGCGTAAACCGTTGACGGCACCGACAAAGTAGGTTGTCACGGCAGCCAGGCCGCCTGGTAACGCGCTGGAGGTGGACACCTGCACGGCAATACCGGAGGGCAGGGCGCGGGTGGCCAAAATCAGTTCTTCACTGAGGGTGTCAACCGTGAAGGTCTGAGACGGCACGGGTTGCGCACGCCAGGTGTTGAACTTGTGCAAGGTGGTGGTGATTGCGCCTGACAAGTTGGCCGTTCCTACCAGGGTAGGCACTTCCAAGCGCAACAACTTAGCCCCGTAATTGTCCGCGTCGGCGTTTAAGCCAAAGGGAATGGTGACGGTACTAGTTTCAGCGGTCGCGGTTTTGCCTTGGTAGCCGAGGGCGGTTGTGGTGGGGGCTGTATAGGCCCAGGTGCCGGTGGCAAACGTCATGCGTTGCACCGGAATCGTTTCGCGGTAAATTCCCATTTTTCAAAATCCTCATGAAAAAGCCCCACCCCCAGGCAGGGGGCAGGGCGTTTCTAACTGTGTTGTGGCTTAGCCGACGGTGCAGCCCACTTCAATGCGAATCATGAAGTTGTTGTTCAGAATCAGCGGGGCTTGGTAGGCTTTCCAGCCAATGGTGGCCCGTTGGTTCAAGGGGTCAGACGTCCCGCCAGAACCCAGGGCTTTTACGATGGCTTCCATTTTGCCCTTGCCCGCCACGTCCACAATGCCAAAGGCGTGTTGCGCCACCAGCAAGCAGGGGTAAACGTTGGCCCCGCCAGAACCTTGCCCGGTGTAGGTCGGCACCAGGGTCGATTTCATGATCTGGCAACCATGAATTTCCCCGACGTAACCCTTTTGCAGGATTTTGTTGTTGGCGTTGTACTGCATCAGGGTTTTGAGTTCGGTGTCATTCAACAAGTCAAACTCAACGTTTGGATGGATGAACATCATGTAGCCGCTGAGGTCAATCTCGCTGTTTTCCATCGGCTTTCCGAAGGGTTGGGCGTTGTTGTTGCTCAGGTTGGTAATGGCACGACGTAACAACGACAGGGTGAACGGGTTGGAAGCGCTGATCGCACTGCGGGCGCTGCCGGTCGCGTATAACACGTTGGTGCCGGAGAAAATCACATCGGCAATGTAGCTTTCAACGGATTCACCGCCTTGCTGGCCCATCACGTCGGTGGATTCGGTAATCACCGGGTCAATGCCCATCAAGTCCAAGGCGTCGGACACGGTGACATAATCCCCAAGCTGCACAACAGAGGTGCGCACTTCGGTGACAGACAGGTTGGTGCCCGCAGGGGTTACGCCTTCGGCCAAAGGGGTTTTGTTGACCGGCAGCGCATTAAACCGACGCCAAGAAACGCTGTTTCCTTCGCGCGAAGCCAGGGAGTTCTTTTTGCCTGCTTTGTAGAAAATCTGCGCTTGGCGGGCCCGGTATAAGAGGTTACGGTCGTAAAACTCTTTAGCCTCTACGCTTAAAGAAGAAAGGGTATCTACCATGATCTAAATTCCTTATGTATCAAGCCCCATCTGGCGACGGAGTTGAGCAAACTTACGGTCATCGTTGCCAATGGCTTGCAGCGCACTTCCCAGGCCAGGGCTTTTTGGCACCTGTGTTCCGGGTTGCAGTTGAATGGCGTTTTGCTTCATAAACTGCTGCTGCTGCTGTTGGCTTTTGGTTTTGGTAAGGCCTTCCAGTTTGGTTTGAAATTGTTTGACGGCTTCTTCAACGGCGATCCGGTCGTCCAGTAGTTGCCCGCGCTGCTGTGCGTCGTATTTGATGTTGTTGGCAAGCATGCCAATCTCAGTTTCAAAGGGCACTAAGTCGGGGTATTTCTGGGCGTATTCGCTGCGCAGTTGCGCCCCTTGTGCGTACTGTTGCACCGCTTGCAAGGCGACGTTTTCCACAAACGCATGGGGGTTTTTGGTGAACTGCTCCACCGGGTCCACTGGCTGTTGCGGGTTAAACACCTGCTGAAACCGGGCCATCAGCGCTTGGTTTTGCTGGGCCAGGGCAGCGGCGGCGTCCGCTTTTTTTTCGGCCTCGCTCAGCTTGGTCTGAAGCTCGGTCACTTCAGGCGCAGGCGTGGGCGTTTCAGCTGGCGGGTTTAAAAACTCGTCAAAATTAAACTCATCCATGGGAAAGGCTCCTACTGTTGGCTATTCACCCTTTCGCAGGTGTCGCGGGCGCGTTAAAACGACGGCCAGCAGGTCCAGCATGTCGGCTCTGGTAGCGGCCCCTGTCCGGTGGCATGGGTCCCGGCCTTAACTCTCCGGGCGGAGTGTAGGGAATTCTCTGGCCAAGCGTTCAATCTTGGCTTTCAGGTGATTGAGCGCGTCCTGTCGGCCTTGCTCTCTGGCCGCCTGAAACGCGCTGTTTAAGTCTAAAATCTGGATTTCAGTTCTGGCCGGGGTCAGTTCCGGGGTCAGAAGCTCCGTCCACAGGGGGCTGTGCACCAATTCCCATGCTTGCTTGCGCTGCAAGTAAGGCTTGCTGTCTCTCTGCATTGAATCTCCTCAACACCTCTTGGATTAAATCGGGGGTGTTCCGAATGCCTTGCAGTTTGCCAATCTCTTTCAAGAACGGCTCGTAAATGCCAATCATCTCTGGCGGCACGTTAAAGATTTGGCTTAAGCCTTCCACTTGGGCAGCCTTGCTTTGTGCGGGGTTGATGCCCACCATTTCCACGGTGTATTCGCCGCTTGCCAGTAAGCTCATGTCAATTTCTTGGAACTGGCGCTCCCCGGTCATCGGGTCTTCGTAATCAATGCTGATGGGTTCTTCGTAAAAGCGGCCTGCTAAAATCATCAGGCGGCCCATCACGCGCTGAATGCCCATGTTGTTCATGTGTTCCACCACTTCACGGGAAATGGACATGTTGTTTTCTTGCAGCACCTGAATTTCAGTGGCTGTCTTCTTAAAATCAATGTTGGACGCGCCCTGAAACGGGGCATTGCCGCCGGACACAATCTGCGCTTCGGCTTTCAGGGTGCCGATGCTGTCTTGCAGCATTTGGGGCTCGATGTAATCCCCACTCACAGCGGCAAAGTGTTGGTTCACCGGGTGCGGCGCGGTCACAATCCCCCCGGCCACGCCAAACAGGTTTTCAATGTTGGCTTGTTCGCTGGCGATAAAGCGGTTGCCATTACGGGCCATCGTCTCCAACATGTAGTTCTGCATGATGTTGATGGTCTTCTGGATGTCGGCCATGTCCTCAATCGGGCCAGTGCCGTACGGGCTCCCTCGGTCCGGCATCCAGTCGTAAAACACCACGGGGTTAATCCCCTTGGGCAGCAAGTTGGGCTTAAATTCGACCAGGTATTTATTCCCGGCAATCCCCACAATAATGTTGCGGTATTCCCGCTCCTGGGTTTTCAGGTGGGGAAAATAGTACAGGTCGTACTCGCAATGCTCTTCGTGGTGGGTGATTTGATTCAACACCCGGTCAGCATCATTGACAGACAACAAGTCTTGGTTTTGCTGGCGGTTATACAGGTTTTTGTCATTCAGCGTGTCCAGCTTATCGGCGTTCATAATACCGGGGCGCTCGCGCAGTTCTTGCACGCGAATTTGCGTAAAATATCCCCACCCGGCGCGTTCTGGGTCGCTGGCGCTGGGGTCTACGTGCAGCCACAACGGGTTCCACACATCCACGTCAATTTTGCGCTCGGTTATTTGCACCGGCCCGTATGATGGGGGCCCCTCGGTGTCTGGGGTCATCATGGGCTGGCCCAGTTCGTCCAAAACCGGTTGGCCCATCTCGTCCAAGACCGGTTCCCCAGGGATAATCTCACCGGGCATGGGTTGCCATTCCCAATAGGTGTTTTCTTTCACGCAGGGGTACACGCCGCTAAACCCGGCCCAGATGCAGTCCAGCAGACTCATGCCCAGCTTTTCGCTGATCTGGTTTTCCCGCAGCATGAATTTAAACGCTTCTGTCAGTTGGTGCTCCAGGTCCACATAGGTGAGTGGCCTGGGGGCAGGCGGCAGCATTTCCACGGGCAAGCCCATCATTTGGACGCTTTTGGCCAGTTGCTCATAAATTAGCAAGTGCTGCTGGTATTGCTCAGGCAAAGGCTTGTTGCTTTTGGCTCGAATGCGCACAAAGTCCGTGTCATTCGGGAACAGCGTTTGCTTGATACCGCTGTAAAGCAACTTGGCTTGTTGACGAGACACGGGAATAAAGACCTGTGGGCGGCCTGTGTTGGCGTCATTGTCCTGGCCTTGTGACTTGGGCAAGGGCAGCAAGTCGTCGGTGTCCAACTTGTTTTTCAGGTAGTTGTAACACTTGGCCATGACGGCTTTTTTCTCTTTGCCGTGCAAGGTCAGTTGCTGCTTAAAGGCGTTGGCAATCCGCACAATGTCGGTTTGCTCAGCTTCCGGCAAATTGGGAACGGGAATATCGTACATTCAGGCGCTCATAAAAAAGCGCAAAGCCCACACGGTGGCGGGCTCTGCGCGTTGTCTGTAAGGAGGAAGGGTAACTTGGTGTGATATACTCGGTTAATGTTATTGACTGGAAACGTATCGCGCTTTTGGGCGGCGGTTCATTGGTTTGTGGACGTTGCCGCTGTGTTGGTGCCCCCCTTGGCGGTCATTCAGCATGATTGCTGGCTGGCCTGGCTGGGGCTGGGGTGCTTGCTGTGGTCTTTGACAAAAAGCCCTAAAACGTTTCAAGTCACCTTAACGGAGCGGGTGTTGCCGGTCTGGGGGGTGTTTTTATTGTTGGCATTCTTGGTCACGCTGTCGCCGTCAGTAGAATTACAAACCCGTAATGTACGGATGTTTGAAAATATTCACCAAGAATTACGTGGCGTGAATGCGCAACTTGTTGAAACCCGTAAAGCCGTTGATCCAGTTTTCAAAAAATACAACGATGCCTTTTCTGATTTGACCTTTAACGACGATTCGGTTCAGCCTTCTGATGCGGTTGTCTTTTAAGGTTGGGGTTTTTATTGTGTTTCAGGTAAAAGCGTTTTTCGCTGTCTCTCTGTTGAATGGCTTGATACATTGCAATCGCTTGCTGGTCTGGCCGTTTTGGGCTATGCCCAAACAGATAGGCTTTGGTGGCGCTGTTGGCCGCAGACGCAACCCCAGCCATGTATTTGATTTTGGCCTCATCTGACAAGGCTTGAAACTGTGGCTTTTGTACGGCCTGGTCCAACCCCGCTTTAATGGTTTTACCCATCACCCGTTGGTAATCGCTACGCTCTTGATTGCTCAGCTTGTAGCTGGCTTCTTTGCCGTTCATTGATAATTGAACTGTTTTCCCAACCACGCTAGGCGCTTGCCGAACTTCCCCGGTGCGGGCATACAGCTTTAACACCTCTTGGGCGACAGGATCGGCTTTGGCCTTGCTGGCAAATGACGGGTTTAGAAAGACGTTAAACGGATTGTTTCCACCATCTTGATACCGCTCTTGTGCTTCACCAAAGGCATCTCGCCGTTCTGGCAACATCTGCGCCAAAAAAGGTATCTTGGCTTGAATCTGATTAATGGCTTGTGACACTGGCCCTGTGGCGGTCGTGTCTCGTACCGTGTTATCTGCCAACTGGTTTACTTGGTTTAACGCTGTCGGCACAAAACCAGACGCCCCAGACAGGGCTGTGCTTGCAACGCCTGACACCAAACCTTCACGGTTTTTAGCCACTTGCTGAATGCCTTGCAACACAGGCTGTTCTACCAGTGTGTTTGCCCCTTGTGTTAGTGTGGCGGCTACTTCATCCAATAAGGCCACTGCTTGTTCTTCGCCTTTTTTGCCCTGGTTGTCGGCTAGATTGGCCCCGGCTGCCAAGGCAATGGAAGACGGTTGCGCCCAATCATAAGTCACCAGCGTGTCGCCGGGTTTTACCTGGGCGTCTAAAGGGTTAAGCGTGGTCGTAAAACGCTTTAAGGCAGAAACATTGATGCGGTATTGCCCGGCCCCTTGGGTTTGCTGCACATTGGCAATGTCGTTGTCCTCATTGCGATCAGCCGTCACAATGCCCAGCTTGCGCAAATAATACCCTGCGGCCATGCCCGACGTACCAACCGTGGCCCGGCCAAACTGTTGAACAAACTCACGCTGATTAAACTCTTTCCCCCGAACCAGCTTTGATAGTTCATACATGCTTTTCGCAAAACCCACAGGGCTGTAATCCAGGCCACGGGCCAACAGGTTGCCAGGGGTTTTCGGGTACTTTAACAGCAGTTCGCCCAAGCCAAAGCCCTGAACGCCGACCTTGTTTAAGCCGTTCTTAACGAACATCAGGGTTTGAGCGGCTAAGGATTCATCTTGAAAAGTGCGATACATCGCCTCTTGGTAGGCAGTCAAACGCATTTCTGGCGTGATGCGCGGGTTCTTTTGGCCGCTTTTTTTGGTTGCGCCTAACTGGTTCATCAGGCTTTCGCGGTAGGTGGCTTCATAGTAGGCCCGGTCGGTGGCCCTGAGCGTAAAACCAAGCCCTTTTTCCAGCTTGGCCATCACCCCAGATTGAAAGGTCTGGCTAGTGCCCATGTCAAACTGGGTCTTGTTACCGCTGGTGTCGATGTTGTCGGCCACATCCCCAACGCCTTGCAGCAAGCCGCGTACTTTGCCAGTCACGGCGGTTTTGTACTGCGGCAAAACTTTGGTTCGTTTGCCGGTAAACACGCCAACCAGCTTATCGGCCAGCACCGCCACATGGTCAGATACCAATTCAGCGGCACCAAACAGTTCGTTGCCCCCCAAGTTACGGATCGTGGTTTTGGGGTTTAACAGTTGGGCAATGGTTTGATACGCGGCCAGTTTTTGTCCGGCTGTTTTGGGGGCAAGGTTGTCAATCATACTCACCAGCTTGGCGGTTTCGGCGCTTTTCGCGTGACCGGTGGCTTGTTGAACCTTTTCGGCTTGGGTCCGCACTTTCACGGCCTGCTCACGGCTCATTTTGAGGCCGCGCTGCATCATCACCTTATTGGCCCAATAGACCGCCCCATCTGGGGTGAGCTTGTTCCACAGTGTAGCCGCTTGAATGGTCTGTCCGGCCTTACTCAGCTTCAATGACAGTTTTGAAAGAATATCAATCGCTTCTTCAAAACGCCCTTGCTGTTGGGCAAAGGAGGCCAGCATCTGCCCATCCACCACGGTCTGGTCATCCAGCAAGTTTAAATCATTGACGCGGCGCAACACGTCGTTAGGGTCATCGGCAATGTTTTTGCTGGCCTGCTCTAACCGCGCTTGGTTGCTGGTAGGGGTATACTGGGCGTTAATATTATCGGCCACATCTGGGGCCGTGTTGGGGCTGTCTGTAACCGTGTTGGTGGCAAAGCGGGAATCTTTCGACCCAGTGGAAATGACCGGCGGGGCAGCGTCAACGGGGGCCAATGCGGTTGATTGGCGAAGGGCATCAAAAGCCGTGTCTTGGTTGCTGATACGCCCTTGCAGCATTTTGGGCTGTGTGGGGAATGATGGCATGTCCACCGGCGGCAACGCGTCTGGCGGCTGAACAGGCAGGGCACGCACTGGCTTAGGGGCAAACTTTTTGCGGTTGGCCTGTTGATACGCCTGTTGCAGCATCGGGGTACTGCGGGCAATGGTGGCCGGGGCAGCGCCTAAACCTGCACCGGTGGCGGCCACCTGTATTGTTCGCATCGGGTCAAACCCACGACCTTCTGCGCCTTGAATGGCGGCATCAGTGGCCCCAGCACCCAACGCGCCTAAACTGGCATCAGTCACAACTTGCTGTAAAAACGGGGCTCCCGCTTGGGTTAACCGACGCCCCAGGGCAGGCATTGCCACGTTTGCAGCGCCCGACAAGCCCACGGCAAACGGGTTTGCTTGCACCCCTGCATTGCGGTAAGCATCAAACTGACTGGCTGCACCGCCAGCAAACAGCCCCAGCCCTGCGCCAATCCCTGCACCTGCGGCGGCGCCCAGGCCTGGTATAAATGAGCCAATGCCAGCCCCAACGGCTGCACCGGTTAACGGGTTGCTAATGCCCCCAAAAATGTTGCCCCCAAACTGGCCGACTTGCTCAGCCATCGTTTGCGGCGCGGGTGCGTTATAGCCTTGAAAGGTGGCTTGGGCCAGTCCTTCTTGGGCAAAACCTTTGAGCGCGTCCAGCGGGTTAAGCTGGTTGCGGGGCGGTTGAAGCTGGTTGCGGGGCGGTTGAAGCTGGTACTTGCTTAGAAAGTTTTGATAATCAGCGGCCTGGTCTTCAGGCGTGCCTTTTTGAAACGCTTCTTGGGTTTTAACGTTCGCGTCAAACCACTCTGAGGCAATGTTAAACCGTTCTTCTGGCGCACGTTGTGCCCAGGCCTGGTCTGTTTGAATAACGGCTTCAAAGGTGGCCATTAGAAGCTAGCGCCTGTTCCTTTACCAGGGCTTACTGTGGGAACACCAAACCCAAAACCGCCGACCTGTGACCGGCCCGCGCTTAAGGCTTCTAAAATCCGGCTTGCGGTGACTTCATCGCCACGGGCTTTGGCGCCCATGTACTGCATCCTCAACATTGTATCGTTTGGCGCTGGCGGGTTCGGGGCATAGTTCCCACGCCCTGGCCCACGTCGCCATGCATCGGCAGACGCTCTGCGCTCCTCAGCCAGCGCCTTTTCAGACACCACCTGCGCTTGTCTCAGCAACCCCAGCGCGTCTTGTGCCCGGCCTTCTGCGGCGGCTTTGCTGGCCTCGGCGCGTAGCTTGTCCACGTCAGCTTGTCGCTTGGGCGCTTCGGCGTTGAACTCGCCCGCCTGACGGCCTTGCTCTTGGCTTTTGCTATAAAGGTTGCCAAACTGCGCCATAAGGTGACCTGCTGTCTCAGGGCTCATCATTGTCT